CATCATCAAGGCCGGCACAGTGGCCCGATTCCTCGGCCCCGGCAGCACCAACACCCTGCAGGATGTGTTGAAAAGTCCTGCGGTCTGGACCGGCAAGCAAGGCATGCTGGGACTGCCGGACATGTTGAGCAACGGGCCAGCGCAGGATCGCATACAACAGGATCTCATGAAGTCGGGGTTGGACTCAATCAAATCGTTTGGTATTCCTGTGGACAATCTCAGTCCAGAATCCGTGGCCGGGCTTGGATTGAATGCAGCAAAAAGTGTGGATGCCACTGTGGCCTGGGCACAAGGGCAAGCTGGCAGCATTGCCAGCGGTCTGCAACAACAGTTTGATTCCATCGCACGCGATGCCAGTTTTGCAGTGGGATTCACCAATACCAAAGTCAGCAATGCCATGAAGGGCATCGAGCTACCTGTACCGGCCACGGACACAGTGGAACGTGCCACAGTGGACGCGGCAGCCACTCGTGTGGTAGGCAACGAAAAAGTACCTCCGGTCAGTTACAATGCTCCGCTGGAACCGATTTCAGCAGCGGGACTTGGACAGGAACAGGCAGCCGCACAACGACAGTTGATACCGTTGATTGACCGAGCAGCAGTCGCTCGAGACCAAGAAGCATTGATTCCGGACGACCCAAATATCGCCGTTGACCTGGTGAGAGAACTAGAAAATATCGCATCTGACTATACCGCGATCAAGGCACAGTTACAAAATATCAAACAACGCGCCGACGGCGCCAAACCGCCATTGACCGATATATCAGCTCGTGCTGATCGCTTTATCAATCAATTGATACCGGCTCAATTGCAAGAAATCGATCAGGCCATTATACGGGTGCGACAAAAAGCCGCTGCTGCCCAGCGGTAAATAATCCATCATGCCCACATTCATTGGATTTAACACCATCGGTCAGCCCAAGAAGTTTACCCTGACCGATTTTGATCTGATCAAACGCGACCTGCTCAATGCTTTTCTCATACGCCAGGGCGAGCTCCCGGGCCGCCCCAACTACGGCACAGTGCTGTGGAACTTCCAGTTTGAAAATCAGATCGAGCCCTTGCAAGCGGCCATAGTCAACGAAGTGCAACGAGTGGTGGGCGGTGATCCGCGCATACAGGCCACCGACATCCAGGTGTTTCCGCAGCGCAACGGCGTCTTGATACAACTGCAGATCGTGGTGGTGCCCACCACCACAGCAGAGATACTGAGCATATTCTTCAATCTCCAGCAACGCAGCGCCAGCTACGTATAACTGAGCCGTTTTTGACCGCCATAAATAAACTCAATACATTCAGGGTCGGCATTCAATGGCACAAACCACAAGACAGACTGCGATATTTGGCGTAGAAGACTGGAAACAGATCTATCAGACCTATCGCGAAGCAGATTTCCAAAGCTATGACTTTGAGACTCTGCGCAAGAGTTTCATCGACTATCTGCGCCTTTACTACCCTGAAACCTTCAACGACTACATAGAGTCGTCTGAGTTTATCGCGCTGCTGGACGTGATCGCGTTCATGGGGCAGGCCATGGCGTTCCGATCCGATCTCAATGCACGAGAGAACTACATGGACACGGCCGAGCGCAGAGATTCAGTGGTGCGCTTGGCCAACTTGGTCAGCTACACAGCCAAACGCAACACAGCCGCCGAGGGATATCTCAAGGTATTCAACGTGGTCACCACGGAAAACGTAGTGGACTACAACGGCGTGAATCTCAGCAATGTCACGGTGAACTGGGCCGATCCCACCAACCCAGACTGGCAAGAACAGTTCACTGCTGTGATCAACGCAGCCCTGGTCAGCAATCAGCGCATTGGTCGTCCAGGCAACCGTCAGACCATCCTGGGTGTTCGTACCGACGAGTACGGCATAAACCTCGTACCGGGATTCCTGCCCATAGTGACCTATTCGGCCACAGTGGACGGTATCAACATGCCGTTTGAGGCCGTGACTTCCACGTCGCAAGGTGAAACCTATGTCTACGAGCCGCCGCCGCGGCCAGGCACGCCGTTCAACATCCTGTTCCGCAACGACCAACTGGGATTCAGCAGTGCTGACACTGGCTATTTTTTCTTGTTCAAGCAAGGTACCTTGCAGAATCAAGATTTCAACTTGGCCGAACGCATCACCAATCGCACAGTGAACATCAACATCGAAGGGGTCAACAACTCAGACCGCTGGCTGTTCCAGCTGGACACAGTGGGCACGGTGAGTCGCGAATGGGTCTATGTGGAAAACATCTATGCCGCGGCCGAAGAACCCGGTCTGCGTCCGGTGTATTCGGTTACCAGCAGAGCCAACGATCAGATAACCATGGTGTTTGGTGATGGAGTATTTGCCGAGATCCCGGTGGGAACCTTCCGGGCCTATGTGAGAGCCAGCAATGGACTGCAGTACATCATCAATCCCGAAGAAATGCAGAATGTGGTCATACCCATTTCCTACATCAGCCGCAATGGCAATCTCGAAACCATAACCTTTACCTGCGGCATCACGCGCCCTGTGACCAATGCACAGGCTCGCGAACCCATTGATGCCATCAAGCAACGTGCCCCGGCTCGCTACTACACACAGAATCGCATGGTCAACGGTGAAGACTACAACCTGTTCCCCTTCACTGCGTTTAACTCCATCATCAAAAGCAAGGCCTTGAACCGTGCGTCCATCGGTACCAGCCGATATCTCGATCTCGTGGACAACACCGGCAAGTATTCCAGCACCAATACCTTTGGCAGCGACGGCGGTATCTGGCGCCAGGACATCCTGCCAACTGTGCTGTTTTCGTGGACCAACCGCAACGAAATCGCGGACGTGGTCACCAATCAAGTCCAGCCGCAGCTGGCCGAGCCAGTGACCAAACAGTTTTACTATGCTAACTTCCCTCGCAAACTGGTCAACACCGTGGAGTTTGTTTGCACAGCCACACAGTCCACTACCAGTTCCATCACGACCACGACCAGCGAGTTCTTTGAATATGCCAGCCAGCTACAGGGACAGCTCGTGGTTTTTCCAGACACCGTGCTCGGCGGCCTGGTTCCTGGGCTGCCCTACTACATACGATCCATCAATGCCGTTACATCCAGTTTCACTGTCAGTACCACGGCATCGGGCCCAGCAGTTGGCCTGACCGACAGCTCGGGCGCCATGTCTGCCCGGGCCAACCTGAACACAGCCAACACCACCTGGCATCAGAGTACCACCCTGGCCAATGAAACCACTGGGTATTTTGAAAACAGTGCAGGATCGCCGGTCAGCGTGGGGGCAGAATCCAGCTTGGTGCTGGAATACATAGTTCCGGGCGCCCTGATACTGTTCCGGGCCCCTGAAGGATACTATTTTGACAGAAACAACCGTCTGCAACCTGGCACTGCAGCTCGTGCCGACGAAAGAACCACACTGTGGGCCAGTCCTCTGAGCATAGCAGGCGACGGGTCCAACAACGGAATCGGAAACTTTTCCAACGGGGTAGGACCAGTGGCACTCAACAACTTTGTGCCAACCGGGGCCATAGTGGACACAATCATTCCGCGATTTGTGTCTGATCTGCCCAGATCCATTGAACAAGAGGCCAGTGAGCAGATCGAACTGTTCCGTAACTTCGGCCTTGGCTATGACAACGACGGAGCCATCACTGGCACCGCCGGTACCTGGTATCTCATTACCAGTACCAATCTTGCAGTGGACGCTGCCTGGAGTCAACAATATGCAGGCAACACTTCGGGAACCAATCTCGATTCGTCGTGGATGGTACAGTTTGTGGTAGAAAATCAAAACTACACAGTGACATTTCGCGGTCTTGCCTATTCGTTTGGATCGGTACTGCAGACTAGATTTTTCTTCCGAGATGGCCAGCAGATCTACGACAGCCGGACTGGCACAGTGATACGAGATTTTATCACGGTGTTGGCAGTGAATACCCAACCAGATTCTACCGAACCCTTGCCCGGAGACATTCCTGTGACCATAATCGGGCAACCGGTAGAGAGCGACGGTTATGTGGATGACTTCCAGGTCCTGGTGGGATTTCGTGATGCTGACAGCGATGGTGTGCCCGATGACCCAGACTTTTTTGATGAGATCGTTGCTCCCTCTGTGAATCCCAATCAAAAGTTGGTATTTTTTGAGCAAACCGTGGACTTTGACAATCTGCAACGATATCTTTTGGTTGAACCCGGGCGAGTGGTCAGCGATTATGCGACCCTGGACGACATCGAACTGGCCAAGTTTGAGTGGTCGCCTGGCCAGATTTTTTATGCATGGAGCGAGCAGGCATTTTATCAACTGAGCCGCACGGTAAATGGAGTGCTGGAAGTTGATCCCGTGACAGGATGGATTGCTCGAACCGGCCGCCAGGCGCTGTACTATCAGTATCGACACAACTCGCCTTTGACCAGCCGAATCGACCCTGGCACTACCAACATCATTGATCTCTATGTGGTCACACAGGGTTACTACACTGCCTATCAAAACTGGTTACGAGACACGACCAACACCGTGGTCGAGCCGCAACCTCCCACCATCAACCAACTCAGTGTTGAATATCAGCGGCTGGACGACTTCAAGATGATATCAGACAACGTGGTCATAAACTCAGTGACATTCAAACCGTTGTTTGGTCCCAAGGCCGCTCCAGAACTCAGGGCCACGGTCAAGGTCATACGCGCACAGAACTCCACTGCCAGTGCCAGTGAAATCAAGAGTTCGGTGTTGGCCGAAATGAACAACTATTTCAGCATTGACAAGTGGGACTTTGGTGCTACCTTTTATTTCAGCGAACTGGCAGCATACCTACACCGTCGATTGGGCACTATCATTAGCTCAGTGGTCCTGGTTCCCTTGGATCCTCAGAAATCCTTTGGGGACCTATACGAAATACGCAGTCAGCCCAACGAAATCTTTGCCAATGGTGCCACCATTGACAACATCGACGTGATTGAAGCTTTGACCAGCACGAATCTTCGCACACAACCCGGCAGTGGAGTGATCTAACAATGGCGCGAGTGCGATCTGTTGACTTTTTACCTGAGATATTCCAGACCGATGCCAATCGGCAGTTCCTGGCAGCCACGCTGGACACCCTTGTTCAAGAACCGCAGTTTAGAAAAGAGCAAGGGTTCATTGGTCGTACTGTGGGCCCCGGAGTCAATCCTCAAGATCGTTATGTGATCGAGCCCGACAAAACACGCGCCGACTATCAGCTGGAACCCGGCGTGGTCTGCCTGGCAAAAGACCCTGACCGCATCAAAGAGACTATCACCTACCCGGGCATGCAAGATGCTGTTACCTTCCAGGGCGGCAATGGAACACGTGCTGATCGTCTGTATCAAAGCGATTACTATACCTGGGATCCATTTGTAGATTTTGATTCGTTTGTAAACTTCAGTCAGTACTATTGGCTGCCCAGTGGGCCCGATCCGGTCACCGTGGCTGCGACCGGCGTGCCAGTGACCAATGATTTCGTGGTCACCAGAGAAAACGGAGTTTACACATTCTCGGGCGTGGCCGGAAACAATCCGCAACTGGAGCTGGTACGTGGCGGAAACTACACATTCCGAGTGGCGCAAAATGCCAAGGAAACAGTCAACTATCGAGTGACCAATCAAGGCACTTCGGCCTATGTCATCGACGGAGCCCCCAATCCGACCTTGACTCTGGTGCGAGGCAATACCTATGTGTTTACTCTCAGCCTGCGTGGATTGTTTCCGTTTTGGATCAAGACCCAACCCACACAGGGAACGTTTGACGCATATACCCAGGGCGTGACCGGAAACGGCAATGCCACTGGTTTGGTCACATTCGTGGTGCCGCAGGACGCGCCTGACACACTGTACTATGTCAGTCAGAACCAGCCCAATCTGCAAGGAACAATCAGGATAGTCAACGGCGAGGCCGGTACTGGTCCAGGATTCTGGATACAGACTGCGCCTGGTGTGTCGGGCACAGTGCCAACCAATCCCAATATCAGCAGCCGCACTGTGTTTGGTGTGAGCAACAACGGCGAAGATCTGGGCACAGTGACGTTTGATGTGCCCAGCAAAACTGCCCAACAGTTTTACTATGACCTTGCACCATTCACTGTGCCGGTCGATCTCATCACAGATCTACCATTTGACCAGATCAACAATCAGCCCTTGAATCAAGTGGTGCAGAGATTGCAAAGCTACGATTCGGCCAACTTTGATTCAGCCCAGACATCAGGCCTGCCCGGCAGCTATGATTATGACATCGGCGCCACTGTTGAGCCGACAGAGTTTGGGCTGACCGGCATCGATGGCGTGACTTATCTAGAAAATCGCACATTGGTATTCCGCGACGCATTCGAAGGGTGGAACCGAGTCAGCCTGTTTGACCCACTGGAACGCCTGCCGCAGAACGATTTTTTACCAGGTAGCTTTGACAGCACTCTGTATGATCAGGTCACTGTGATTCCGGTTGAGGACCGGCAGCAACTGTGGCAGATTGGCATCGTGGTCAGAGAAGGTATTTCCTATGTGAATCTTACCAAGCTGGCAGATATTCCGGTGCTGAGCAAGTTCAACATCCGTTACGGCAATACCTATAGCAACACTACCTGGTACAAAAATACCCTTGGACGGTTTGAACAGGTTCCGCTGCTGACTGCGATCATGGACACTCTGTACTATCAGGACGGAACCGATCCAGAAATATTTGGATCCATACGCATTGTCGATCCTCAACAGAGTTCTACTCTGTTCATAGACGACATCCTTGATCAACCCAACTACGTCAGTCCCAATGGCGTGGCGTTTACCAACGGCCTCAAAGTGGTTTTTCGCGGTGATGTGGTACCAGCCAGCTACGGGTCAGGCACAGTGGAGATTTCGTGCACTGCTACCAACAGTGAGTTTGATACCATCACTACAACGTCAACAGAAAAACTCTACTCTGGTCAGGAGATATTGTTTTCGGGCACTGTGGCCGCGGGACTCA